CTGATGGAGAAAAACTTAAAGAAGTTGATTCGCTTGGACTCTCAGATTCAGATTGAGAAAGACTCGTTGACTCTGAGGCACTTTCAGATGCTGAGCTAGACTTAGAACCTGAAGCACTAGGACTACCTGAAGCTGAACTAGATTTAGATTCTGATTTTGAAGCACTAGCTGATGGACTTTCACTACCTGATGGAGAAGCAGATGCTGAAGCTGATTCTGAGTCTATTGTATCTACTGGTAATTCCCAAATAGCACTAGTAGATGATCCTACATTTATGTAATAATTTCTTCCTGTTTTAGCTAAATTGTAAAAAACAGCGCCTTGTTTAAACCCTGAATATCCAGTAGGTAAAGTATTTCCCTCTGCTTCTAATATAAGATCGCCTAAAGCGTGAGTTTCTGTTTGAATACCTGTATTTAAAGTTGTATCCCATCTTAATACACGATTAGTTCTATAAGGAGCAAGCGCTGTTAAGAATGCTGTCTCTCCTGTAGTTCTTAAACCACTATCAATAGCCTCAATCCTAGTGAGTTCATCTCTTGTTTCCCTTGGTAAATTTTCTTTTATTCCAAAACTTGCCATATATCAAAAAAAGCCTTTTGTTTTAAATGCCTAATGTTGTATAAAACTTTAGGCTTTATTAAAACTTTAGGCTTTAATATACTCTACCCCTGATTATTTAATTTTAAGAGAACTTTGCAAATATCTCAACTGCTTGATGTCTATTAATATCCTTAACCTTTGCTCCGTAAACGAAAAGGTCTTTATATGCTGTTCCAAAATCTCCAATTAAATCTTCTTCCATTCTTGCATCTAGGACTTTCTCTGCAAATGTACACCAATTCTGATGTCCTGCAATTAAGTGATACCCGTCTGTATTGTCTCCTGTAAGTCTATTAGACATAAAGAGCTTAAATCCTTGTAGAGTACCCATAAAGCCCTTTTTAACTAAATCTTGATAGACTTCATCAACGTGTAGGGCAATTCCAGTTCCTTGAGTTAAAGTTGTGAAGAACTCAGGTGGCGCAATTAAGAATCTGTCTGTATCTGGTACTGCTGAATAACCATTTTTCTCTGCTAGATCAAGTATCTGTTTTGCTTTAGCTACAGTTGATAATATATTTGCTGAAGTAACTGTAAGTACTGTTGCCGCTTCTACTACAAATGTTGCTCCTGCTGCGATTGCTCCACCTGTATAGGCTGAATCTGTGTCATCAAGATCATCTTCGATTACTATAGATTCTGTATTTATAAATGTCTTTACTCTATACCAAGTTGTATGTCCTTCTGCTTTAAATCCTTTTCCTACCATTGCTGAAGTAAATGTAGTAGCTGAGCCTGTAACTGCTCCTGTATTAGCTTCAACTTCAACTGTTCCAGTATCATAGTCAGTTCCAACTCTGTTTCCTGCGCCTACATCTCCATAAAGACCTAGTACATAGGCATCCATATTCTTTGATCTCTCATTTCCAACTTGAGTTACAATATATGGATGTGGATTTTTAATATATGATAGCCATTTTGCAAGTGTTTTCTCTTTCCAATAGAATGATTTGTATTGATCTATAATTAATTGTCCATTATTTTCTTCTAGTGAGTCTGCTGTTAAAGCGGCATTTTCATAAGTTTTTTCTGAAAGTTTTGCAAAGTCGAGGATATTGAGTTTTGAACCTATTCCGTTTATTTCTCCTTCAAAGTTTCTATTAACAATCTGATTAATCAAGTTATTATCATACACGAACTGCATGACTTTGCTTGAAAATCCCTCTGCTAATTTTGTTCCGTAATCTTGAGCCATAATAAAAGTTTGTAGATTTCTTTTACCGTCTCCGAGGAGGTTAGGAAGTTATCTAGTATTAATAATAATAAATGATATTAGTTCTTGTCAAGTACCAAAATTTGAGGCTAAAGGTCAATTTTTATCTTTCCAGCTATCAATTTTTCCTTATATTTTGGATAATCTGTCTTTCTCAATCTTTCCGCTTCTTCTAAATTAATAGTATCCCCTTTTGGTTCTATTCTTTCTTTTTCTCCGCCAGCGCCTTTTTCAAACATTCTACCTTTTTTTACTTTCTTAGTAGTAGAGTAATCGTGTAGAAATGCTGATACTAAAATATTCATAGGTACATTATTATTCTCATCTTTAGTAGCAAATTCTATAAAATCATTCTCTTTACCCTCTAATTCTGGTTTATCGTTTAAAACTTTAGGATCATTTATATACTCTTCTACTTCTTCATTCCATTTCTCAATCTTTTTTGCTTGATTTTTAGCTTGTGATATTGTTTCTCTCCATCTTCTATTAATAACTGCTTCTTTTGCAAGTTTTCTCTCATTATCACTCATTACATCCCAATCTGAAAACTCCTGTACTAACTCATCTTCTGTAGGTTCTTGAACATCCTCTGCATCTGCTAACGCTTTATTAAGTACTCTATTTTTAGCTTCAACTTTCTGATTTTGGCGAGACGATGCTTTAAATTGTCTTTTAAATCGTTCTTTAGATGGTTCTGCTTGAGGTTCTTCTACAGGTTCTTCAATTTCAGTTTCAACAACCTCTTCTTCCTTATCTTCTCCTTCTTCATCTGATGTTGCATCCACTTCGGTATTCTCATCTTCTTTAGGTTCTTCTGCCTTTGGTTTTTCTAAGGCTTCTCTATCAAGTAATTCCTTATCTTCAATTTCTTCTGCGGCCTCAATAGCTTCTTTTTCTTTTGCCTTGAGTTCATCTTCTGTAGGTGGTTTATCTGTATTTTTTACCATATTTCCGTTCTAATACTAGAGTTTGGTCTGGTACATATTAATAATAGTAAATGATTTTAGTCCTTGTCAAGTTTTTATTTTATTCCCGTACTTTTTAGCCCAGCGTTTAGCAATCTTTGGTTTCTTTGCATATAAAAACTTACGTTGTTTCTTACTGCGAAAGGGCATATTACTTCTTTATCATACTGGTAATTAAATTTTCTACCTGTTCTTTAGCTTTTTGAGGTGTGCTTAAAAATGCTTCAAGTAATATGTAGTTTCTTAGTCTTGCTTTTAAAAATAGATCTTGTTTTGAGTCTAAGTCGTGCTTTGTTAACTCTTTCTCAACAGCTTCTCTCATTGATGAAATGTATACTCTAATCTTTTCTACACTAAGTTGAGACTTTTGAATTTCATTTACCCAAACATTAAGCTGTTCTTTCTCAGGAACTTTTAACTCTTCGTATTTTAACCCCGATTGTTTTAATAAATCATCTATTAAACTCATATCATTGGTTGATTAGGCTGTTGTTGTGGTTGTGGCGCATTTGGTACTATAGGTGGTATTCCCATAAGTGTTTTCTGCTTTTCAAACTCCATTATATCTGTTATTTCCTGTGGTGTCAAATCTGCTAACTCTAATCCTTTTCTTTGTATAACCTCTAATAATTTTGGATTACCAGGCATAATATTTAATATCAACATCGCTTTATTAAGTGAGTCTGAGTCGTTAGCTTTCTTCTCATCCTGAGACCATACTTTAACTCTATATCCTGCTTTTGTCATCCAATCTTTAGGAGATATCTCTCTTGAAAATACTTCATCTGTATTTTTACCCTCTTTGTATATCGTAATAGTATCTAATCTATCATGTGCCGCTTCTATTAACTTTAAGAACTTAGTAGCTCTATCTTTCCACGCTTTAGTATAGAATTTAGACATACCTTGAGTTCTTGCCTTTGCTTCTGCTTGCGCTAGTTGTACCTCTCCTAGTGTAGTTTGTCCTTTAGTTTCTATTCCCTGTTGTGTATCAGTTGAACTAGTAGCTCTTTGTACTACATCTGTTAAGAAGTTCATCTCATCTAAAGACTCTGAAAGGTCTGGGATATCTACCTTTTCCATTACATCGGCTGGTTTACCTGGTAATGGATACCAACCGCCAGGAGTAGGATTAAATGTTCCTGGTACAAATCCTTCCGCACTAAGTGTTGCATCGTAATAATGCATACCAAAGTTTCTAAGCGTTCTATTCTCTACTAATTGACTAAACCAAGCATTTTGTACCTTATTAGGTGTTCTGACAATATCTGCTAATCCGTCTGTCCAAAAGTCCTGTTTATCTATATCATCTCCCCAAGTATTATATCTGTAGTGATTTCTCCAATAATTATCTTTAGTCTTACCGATAATATACTCTTGAGGTTTCTTCATTAAGATAGTCTGTTCTTCCGCTTCTACATAAACAAAGATTTGCTCTTCATCTGTCTTATGTTTCTTACCCTCTCTGTCAGTCCACTCTTCTCCTTCTGGTCTAAATACAAAGTGCATTGTTAACTCAACATAAGTCTCTCCTAACATCGGATCATCAGTCTCTTCTACTCCCATTTCTGCTAACTTCTCATTTTTCTTTTGTAATGAGTTCTCATTATCTTTTGCTTTTACAATACCTAACTTAGATTTAAAGAACTCTTCTATCTTAGCAACCTCTTTTTGATCATAATCAGGGTTCTTTTTAAGACTGCTAAGCGGTTTGAAGATGTGTAAATGGATTAAAAACCTAGAGGACTCCAAGTCGTAGGGATTAATAAACCTTGCAACGAGGATGTCCTCTGGGTCTTCGATGTCGAAAACAATACGGCCATCTTCAACTTGCCATGAGTCAAATGTTCTTCCAAAGAAGAAGTCTTGTTTTTTATCTACAATATCCTGAAGTTCTGCGTTATTCTGTTCAAGAGTATACTCCCAATACTCATTTTGTAACAGTTCTGCTTGTTTATCATTATCTAAATTCTCTAAAAAGATTACAGGCATATCATCTATATCTTTTAGAACAGTTCTTAAAGTAGTCTTCATCAAAGGAATGTTTACACTTTGACGTTGTGTTAAGCGGTTTATTTGAACTTCATCTCTGTATAACTCATAATTCTCTTTCCAATCTTCCTCACGTCTTTCACGATACTTAAATCCATCGTGCTTATTATTTACAAGCATCTGAAGCTCTAAATTATCTTCTATTTCCATATTTAAAGATTAATACATGAAATTAGTTATTAGCAAGTTTTATCCAATACCCTCTATAAATGGTTGTACTCCGCCTGGGTCTACATTAAAATTAATCGGCTCTTGTTTCTTATGACTAACTGCTAAATATCTTAAACAAGCCATTAAATCACAATGTCCGTCTGGATCAATATACTCATCTAATATAGGTAGTATCTGTCCTTGTGCTGTTTCTTTCCATTTTAAAAGTTCTGCTTCTTTAACTGCTAACATAACCTCAGGAGTATTTAAGAAGAAAAGTCTTGGCGCATTTTCTATCACTTTGCCATCGGGTAAATTAACTGTATGTCCTGGTATCGGTTTTAATCGTTCATTTATTGCCTCTATTGTAAACGCAACATAACCTTGAGCATTCTGTCCCATCTCTTTAACTGCAGGAGTTATATTTACTCCGTGTTGTTTAAACTCCAATTCCCACTGGTCGCCACTAGGGTCGCCATAGATAGGCATAAATCCTAATCCATAATCCTGAGCAAGAATAGTTGTTGCGTGTTCTTTAATAGTAGATTTTAATTGTTTATAACATCTCTCAACAAACCAATTATCATCATTATCTATCGCTATTCTAAGTGATGCGGTAGGGTCTTTAGAACCATAATCAAATCCTCTTGCTCTTTGCCACTCCATTGGAACTTCAAACTTATCAATCAAGTGTATCTCTCTATTAAATTGAGTAAGAGCAAGACCTGTAAATCGTCTAAAGTCTGCTAAATACTCCTGTGCAAATGTATCCTCTGTTAACTCTTTTCTAGCTTTCTCTATCTCCTCATGTGGAACATAAGGATTATCATAAGTAGTAAAATGCCACGACTTATAATCTCCCTCTTTTTGTCCTTCCTCAAATAAATCGTAGAAATGATTATACCCTTTAGGAGTTGAGATAAATATAACAGGCGCTTTGTAATCAACTAATGTTTGTCTTAATACCTCTTTCCAAATCCAATCCCAATTCCTCATTGAAGCTATTTCATCTATTATTAATCCTTTTAGCTTAACTCCTCTTAACGCATCTGGGTTATCTGCTCC